GTCGATCACTGTGACTGGTGCCGCAGGTGCTGGTAACCCAGTAACACTTGATGAGATCGTTACAGCGATCAATAACAATTCAACACTATCAAGTGCTAATATTGTTGCTTCAAAAGAATATGTGAGTGCAACAAGACAATATTTAAAAATCACAAGAACAGGTGGTTACGCAGTGTACATACATGATGGCACAGACAACACTAACGTAAAAGGTGTTGCAACATCAGATTTAGGATTCACTGATAACACATCATCTGGTGTTAACGCATTCTACTACAAATCACTTTGGAGTGATTTGACTTATGAAGCGAGCACATCAGCACCAACAAGTGATCCAGTCAACGGAACATTATGGTACAACTCATCACAATCAGCAGACATCTATGTTGCTGTGAATGATGGCGGTACGATGAAATGGTTAGCATACGCAAACTCAAAAGACAGATACGATGCTAACTCAGTTGTAAGCGGTGGATTGAAAGATCTACAGATGGTATCAGAAGAACCAACTAAAAAATCAGATGGTGTTTCATCTCTAGCAGATGGCGACATATGGATTGATTCAAATGAATTAGAGGTTTATCCGAAGATTTACAAATGGAACAATTCTGCATCTGAGTGGACATTGCTTGACAACACGGATCAGAGCACAGCATCAGGAGTACTATTTGCAGACGCAGTAGGTAATCCGGGCGGTGCAGATGAAGATGCACAGGATTGGGGATCAGCATACAGCAACTTCCATTCTGACGCACCAGATCCAGCAGTATACCCAGAAAACATATTGTTGTTCAACACAAGATTAAGTGGTTACAATGTTAAAAAATACGTAACAAACTACACTTATGATGGTACCAACAACGGTAATGTTTGGGTAACAGAATCGGGACTAAGAGAAGATGGATCAGCGTACATGGGCAGATCAGCACAACGTAAGGTTATAGTAACTAAATTACAAGGTGCTCTTGCCGATAACGATGACATCAGAGCAGAATCAAGATTCTTTAACTTGATTGCCGCTCCTGGTTATCCAGAGCTCTTAGATGAGATGATCACACTATCCACAGACAGAAAACAAACTGCTTTCGTGGTAGGTGACTCACCATTCAGATTAAGACCAGACGGAACATCAACACAGAATTGGGCAACAAACACTGCTCAGTCTCCTGCAAATGATGAAAACGGTTTAACATCTGCATCACCATATGCGGCTGTTTACTATCCATCAGGATACTCAACTGACTTGTCAGGTAACAATGTGGTTGTTCCATCATCGCACATCGCGTTGAGAACACTTGCATTCAATGATCAGGTAGCATATCCTTGGTTCGCACCGGCTGGTTATACCAGAGGTTTAGTAGATAACTCAACGTCAGTTGGTTATATCACTAACGAAGGTGAATTCCAAGCAGTAACACTATCAGAAGGTCAAAGAGATACATTATACGCTAACAAGATTAATCCAATCGCGTTCATACCAAACAGAGGTTTAGTGGTGTATGGACAAAAGACTTTATCACCGATTGCATCGGCACTAGATAGAGTAAACGTGGCTAGATTGATCGTGTATCTAAGATATCAATTAGATCTAATAGCGAAACCGTTCTTGTTTGAACCAAATGATAGAATCACAAGAGATCAAGTAGTAGATACTTTCAATAGATTTATGGAAGATCTAGTGACTAAGAGAGCATTGTTTGATTTCTTAGTAGTTTGTGATGAAACAAATAATACCGGTGCAAGAATTGATAGAAATGAATTATGGATTGACATTGCGATACAACCAGTAAAAGCAATTGAATTTATCTATATTCCACTTCGTATCAAAAACACAGGTGAGAGTTTAACAAGTTAATAATAAGGGGATAGGCGACTATCCCTTTATTTTACCTTTACAATTTTTTTTGTAAAGCATAAAAAAAAGGTAGAGCGTAAATAAATTAAAAGGAGCGTAGACAATGGCAACACTTTCAAAATTTGGTGTACCAATAGACGGGTCAACTGGTAGAGGCGGTATCCTACAACCTAAATTAAAATATAGATTTAGGGTGAGATTTACCAATTTCGGTAACCTGGGTGCTTCTCCATTACAATTAACACAGCAAGTGATGGCTGTTACTAGACCAAAGGTGACCCACGAGGAAGTACCAATTCATTCGTACAACTCGATCGCATATATGCAAGGGAAACACACTTGGGAAGCGATCAACATCACATTGCGTGATGACATCAACAACAACATTTCTAAACTTGTTGGTCAACAGGTTCAAAAACAAATGAACCACTTTGAACAAACTTCTGCTGTAGCAGGATCAAACTACAAGTTTGGTACTAAGATAGAAATCTTAGATGGTACTAACAATACAGAGTTAGAACAATGGGATGTTGAAGGTTGTTTCTTACAGAATGTTGATTACTCAGATGGAGACTATGCAGTGTCTGAACCAGTACAAATCGTGCTAAACATCAGATATGACAATGCAATACATCAAGCACCAGGCGATACAATCTTCCCTCTAATATCCGTTGGTCTTGGTGGTACAAACGTCTAGTCTATAGTTATATAGATGTCGGGTATAGTTTTAAAACCAGCAAACAGGGCCGCACAACTTTACGTTGGCGGCTCTGGGGTTCAATCGGCAATACGTCAGCAACATCAATACATTTTAGTATATAATTTGTATCCAGGTGTAGTTGATGATTTTCTGATTGAACGTGTGAGTTATCTTAAAGAATTCAAAGACAGGTTACATTTCTTGTGTAACAATGTTGACGGGATGAAATTTTCTGTTCAGCAAGATGTCATGAATCAGTACAATAGAAAAAGAATAATCAATAGAAAGATCGATTATGATCCGTTGACTGTTAGAATGTATGACACAGTGGATGGGTTAGGATTAAAATTTGCGAGAACACTTTACGAATTTGAATTTTCAAACGCCAGACTGTTTAAAAAGAAGATGGGCACCG